GATAAATGTAATCTACCTTGTTCAGACCATACTACTTGATCAGCAGTCATAGCCTCTTCTGCACCAACTTGAGCAAGAAAACCAGAAATTGTACGAGGTCCAAAAACCTCAGCTTCTTTTTCCATCAAGTCTGGCAGGTATTGCTGCGCCCAACCTTCGTTGGCTGTGCCAGCTAAGTCTAGATAGTTTGTAGATAATGTCTGCTTCAATGGAGCAGCTACACTATTTAACAAACCACCAGGATTTGAAATTGCCATAATTTTGTAATTTTAATTTGTTATTTATTTTTGTTTTTAATTTTAAATTTAAAATCAGAAGATGTATCACCTAGCACTTTTACTTTTAATCCACCGGCTTCAATAGTATTATGAGCTTGTCTTGGGTTCATATTAACATTTTTAGCCTTAGCAACACTATCTTTCATAGCATCGGCTCTTCCTTGTTCGTAAAAGTGTTTCGCAACCGCATCTGCATTCATTGCTGTATATAGAGATTTATGATAACCTTTGGCGTCTTTTAAAGCAGAGTTCTTATCCAAAAACTTTTTGGTAAAATTGCTTATATCGCTTTGGGTGTTTTTAACCTCATCAGCATTGTTTATATTAAACCTGTACTTTTTATCACCGACGTTATATTCAAAACCTTTGAACTTGTCGTTAAAAACTTGATTAGTTTTTTGTGTAAAAATATCTGAGTTTGTTTTAATTGCTTTTTGTTTTACTTCTGATTCTTTATTGTATCTATTAAAGAAATCAACCGCTTTCTGTTGCTCGTTAGTAAGCTTTGATCCAGCTTTAATTTCTTCATAGTATTTGGACTTTTGCCCGTCCAAGTGGGCTCTAGCGCTGGCAACTTGCTCTTTTAGCGCTAATTTTTTTCTTCGTATATCTCTTTCCTCATCAACTTCTTCGTCATAAGAGAATGAGTCTTCCATAAGGAAGTTAATTTCTTCATTGTTTAAATGAGGTTTTGTTTGCTTGTAATACTCATATAATAGATTTTTATCATCTAATTTTGAGTAATCTTGATTAAGCTTAACATAGTCACTTAAATCTCCTCCAGTTTCTTCCATAAAGTCCATTAACTTTTGGATATTTTCTGGTATTGGTTTTCCGGTAGCCTTAGCTTCAGCAACAGCTTCTTCTACTTGCTCTTCTACCTCAGCAACTTTTTCTTCTGTAGACTCTTCAGTAATTTCTTCTAATACTGGAGCTTCTTGTGTTTCTGCTTCCGGCTGTACTTCTTCTTGTTTTTCTGTGGCGTCGGCATTTTCAGGCTCTGCAACCACTCCGCTGTCGTTAGCGTTATCTTCTTTAGTTTCATTTTTTTCCTCTTTTGGTGTTAGTGGTTTATCTAAGTTTACTTTTATAACGTTATCGTCTTCTTTAGTTTGTTCAATATTAACTTTAGTAACGTTGTCTTGTGTAGTCTCCTCGACTACTTGTTCATCTTTTTCTTCCATAATATAATATAATAATAATTAATAATTTTAACTAGGATCAAACGAACCTAAATCAAATCCTCCACTTAGTATATCATTACCTGAGGATTCAAAGTTTTTAGGTGGTTTACCTGTTTTTCTTTGTTCAATCATTTCTGATTGTTGCGTAGCTTGTATCTTTGTTCTTTCGTCTTTTCTATCTTCTTTTTGTTTTTCTCTCTCTTTCATGCCTTCTACTTCAACACCTTTAAGCTGCATGTTATATTGAAATTCTAAAGCCATTAGCTCTTTTTTCATTGCAACTTCTTGTTGCATTTTTTGAGCATCTATTTGTGCTTTCATTTGTTCAAACTGAGCTTTACCTTGAGCTAGAGCTTGTTCCTTTTGAACTTCTACTTGAGCTGCTGCTTGCGCGGCTTGAGCGTTTGCTTGTGACTGCATTTGTATGTTTTGCTGTTGTATAGCTTGATCTTTCTGTTGTTTTCTTTTTCTACGTATTTTTAAAAGTTGATTAGCTAATTTAATATTACGTATTTCTCTAAGATCAATAGCATCTTCTAATTCTATACTTTTTTGTTGAAGAGCCATTTGAATATTATTTTCTAGCATAGCTTTTTCTTCTTCATCAGGCTGTAACTCTATAAATATACCAAAGTCATATAAATGTAATTGTGACATTTCTTCTAATGTAGCGACATTATGAGAGCCTATAGCTTGTATAAACGCATCTTTTGTTGGTGAATATTCTATAATATCAGATATTCTAAGCGATAAACACTCTGCTGTTTCTGCTGTTAAATATAATCCAGCTTGTAATATATGTCTAGTTGCTGTATTACTATTAGCTGCTGCTAATTTTTGAACTCCTACTAAAGCGTTTTTATCTGGCATACTACCATCTCTAGCTTCATTTAACCCGGTCACATCTCTTATCATCTGTAAGTAATAATTATAATTACCAATAAGAGCTTGCATCTTATTACCACCACTACCAGATGTTATTTCTTGTATAGGTACTTTACCAGGATTTATATCGCCTTCTGATGTAAAACTTCTTCCTATTACAGAACCAGTTTGGAAAAACATATTCAAGGCTTCCTGCGGATTATAATTTGTACCATTACCTAAATCAACTTCAGCTAATCCATCGGCATCTAAATAAACGCCATCAGGAACCATTCTCGATAATACTTGTTGTAATTTTAAATGCGTCAATTGAATCATATCGGCAAAACCTGTAATTCTTTTTACTAATGAATCAATTTTACCATTATACATACGAGGCGCAACAATTGCGTAATTCATTTTTACTTTTGTAAAATCACTTTTAGGACGCATCATATTTTTTGACATTTCCCACTTTAGCAAAGTGTTAGTACCAAGAACTATAGCTCCTTCATATAAGCATTCTATAGATCTTAACATTCTGCTATAACCGCCTTCCATATTTTCAGGTGGGTTAAATGAATCGTCTTTAGGTATAATTTTATCAGCACCAGTTCCAGTTTCTTTTATTTTATAAACTTCATTCATGTAAGTTTTATAATTAAAATATAAAATTTGAATAGTGTTATTATCTTCTTTTTTTCTAGAATATGATGTATTATAATTATTTTTATTATAATTTTTATTTTTCATTATTTCCTCAAGATCACTTTCTGTTAAATGAGGAAATTGTTTAGCAAGTTCATTAACCGGTATGGATTTAACTTCTCCAACATAATATATATCGTCAAAATATGGTGAATCTGTATAAGAATAAACTAAGTTAGCTGGGTCAACATAATCTATAGTAACACCTTGAGACGTGTTAAAAGATGTTTTAACAGCTCCAATACCAAGAACAGTTATATCGTGATAAAATCTTTTTTTAATTAATTCATATTTATTACCCTCAAATATAACACTTAAAGCTTGCTCTTCAGCAAGTTCAACGGCTTGTTTGTAGTTTAACTGCATATGCAAGCCTAATTCCTCATTAGATTTAGGTAAATCTTCATCTACAATATCACTTTCTTTCATGTCAACACCAAATCTAGACTTTACCTCCTGATTAAACTCTCTCATTTCCATGTCGCTTATTATCGCTTCCATGTATTTGGTTCTTTTTTCAACTCCATTTGGAGATTGCGAAAATGCTTTTATATCGTAAGTTCTTTCAGCTATACCATTTACAACTATATCTACAAACTTAGATATAATAGGAACAGGTTTCCAATCTAAATTTAAATAGGATAAATCACCATTTATAGATAACTCATCCTTGTATTTTTGTATTGACTGCTCGCCTCTAGCGTATAATCTTAAGTTATGAAAATCTTTAATGTTCGACGCGTATCTGTTAAGACTTCTTTCTTCGTTAAACCATTCTGTTTCTATAGCTTTAGCTACTTTTAAACCATAATCATAACTCAACTTTTCAGCATCGCTTACTGTTTGACTTGGAAAATAACTGTTACTAGAATATGCCATACTATTTTATTATTTGTGAATTAAATCCAGTATTACTATACTTAGAAATATTTATATTTAGTTTAGGTTTTTCAACCTTAACATTTGGCGCGTATAAATGTCTATTGTTTGCCATTATAGCTAAACCAGAGCTTATTGACGCGTCATACTTTGTTCTTTTATTTATATCAAACCTACTCCAATCGTTTAGTAGCTCGTTAAAATACAAATCTCCAAACGTTCCATCTTGCTTCATGCCTACATGATCTTGTATGTACATTTCAATTGCCGCAGCATGAGCTTGTTTTATATCTTCGCTAGAGTTAGGTATACCACCAACTTCTTTTTCTGCGGTTGATAATTTGTTCCAAACTTTATCAGGTCGATTCATACTAAAGCCTCTATATCCTCTTCTTCTTAAGTAATAAAGAAGTCTCGGTTTATTGTTCTCTGCAAGTATTGGCATTCCATAAAATACTAACGCCATTAATACGTCTTCAAAGAATATTTCTGCCGTAGGTGGTCTTGATAAGTATTCTAAAAAAAAGCTATTTGCAGGAGCGTCTTCCATACTAAATCTGGTTAAACCGTGTAATGCTCCTTTAGAACCTTTCCCATCTACAGTCCCTGATATATCATAAGAGTCACAACCAAATGCTCCCATATGTTCATTGCCAGGATATTTTACACCATTTTTAAGTACTACTCTATTTTGCAATTGCTGAGGTGGAACCCAACTAAGTTTAAATCTACCATTTGGATCTGGGTAAAATATTACTTGAGAATCTTTAACACCATTAACCCATTGAAAGTTACCTGTTGTAATGCCAAGTGTTCTAGACATTTCTTCATTATAATCTATTTGTTCGTATATTTT